GAGCGCCTAATTTAAGGAAGGGATCAGCGTGATCGTAACGGTTGATGAAATGAAGAATTATCTTCGCGTAGACGATGATGCAGACGACGATCTGATCAAAAGCATCATCGGCTCTTCGGAGAAGCTTTGCGCTGACATTTTGCGTGTCGACGAACTTCCAGAGCAGGAAAACACAAAGGTCGCTGTGATGTACGCAGCGGCCTATCTTTATGAACACCGAGAAGAAGCCGATCATCACGCTCTTATAATCACGCTGCGCGCGCTCCTGTTTGGAGACAGAAAGGCGGAATTTTAATGAATATCGCACTTCTAAATGAGCGGATCCAGATCCAAAAATCAGAAGTTTCTTCTGATGCCATCGGAAACCGCGTCAGCACCTGGAATGACTATTTTTCCTGCTATGCAGGCGTCAGCTCCGAGTCACCGAAAGAAGAAACTGCCGCCGGAGCCACCTGGGATGAAAGCATGATCGACTTTACGATTCGCTGGTGCAAGGAAACGGCTGCAATAAGCTCTAAAGGATACCGGGTAGTTTTCCGGGATGTAATTTACAGCATTGAAGGAGTCGACCACATGAATTACAAGAAGAAAGCAATCAAGCTTCACTGCAGGAGATTAACGTCATGAGTCAAAAAGTAACGGTTGATGGTCTTGCGGATGCGATCAACAAAGAATTAAAGGAATATGCGCGTTCTACGTCAGAATCTGTAAAGGATGCGGTCAAGAAATCCGGAAAGTCTGTCCGTAAGGATATCTCCGCATCTGCTCCAAAAAGGACAGGCGCCTACGCAAAGAGCTGGTCTGTAAAGACAACAAAGGAAACCTCTACTTCTCTTCAGGTCACGGTCTACTCCAGGAACCGCTACCAGCTTGCGCATCTGTTAGAGCATGGCCACGCAAAACGCGGCGGAGGAAGAGTCGCGGCGAGACCGCATATCGCTCCTGCAGAAGAGCGCGGAGAAAAACAGCTGGAAAATATGATCAGAAAGGGAATCGAAGAATGAATGGCATCACCTCATTGCTAGAAAAAACAGGAATCCCCTTTGCCTATGATCACTTTGCCGAGGGTGATTCACCGACTCCCCCGTTCCTCTGCTGGATGACCTTCCAAAGCGATCACTTCTCTGCAGATGGAAGGGCGTATCTAAAGGTTAGCGAAGTCCACCTCGAGCTCTATACGGATAGAAAGGACCCTGCAATTGAAGAAAAAATTGAAGACGTCCTGGATGATAACGGGATCTTTTACAGCAAATCCGAAGTCTGGATCGAAACCGAGCAATTATATGAGGTGCTCTATATTTTTGAAATGGAGGATCAAGCCATATGGGAAACAAAGTCAAATACAATCTAAAGAATGTCTACGCGGCAAAACTGACGGAAACCGTGAAGGACGGCGTCACCACTTTTACCTACGATACACCAAAAGCAATCCCTGGCGCCGTATCCATCAGCCTTGATGCGGAAGGAGAGACAAAAGCCTTCTACGCAGACGGCATCGTCTACTTCCGTTCTGTTACGAACAACGGATACTCGGGAGATCTTGAGATTGCCCTGATTCCGGAGTGGTTTCGGACAGAGATCCTTCAGGAAGTTCTCGATGACAAAGGTGTGCTGGTAGAAAAGAGTGGTCTTAGTGACACTGTGAAGTTCGCCCTTCTCTTTGAGTTTGATGGAGATGTCCGTTCAATCCGCCATGTACTCTACTACTGCACGGCATCAAGACCGTCTCTTGAGTCAGAAACCAAGGAAGATACCATCGAACCTGGCACAGAGAAGCTTTCCATTACCGCAGACCCACGTTCCGACGGGCTGGTGAAAGCAAGATCGGGAGATACTACAGATACAGCCGCTTATGATAATTGGTACAAGGCCGTCTACCTGCCGACGGAGACGGCTGCATCCACTGGTACGGCTTCGTCATCGACAAGTGGAAAGTAAAGGAGGCAGGATATGCTTGAAAAAACCATTGAGATCAGCGGAAAACCGGTCACCTTCCGCTCATCTGCTGCAATCCCCAGGATTTATAGGATCAAGTTCAAACGGGATATCTTCAAAGACCTTACGAAACTGGAAAAGTCGTACCAGAGGAAAGCGAAAAACTCCGAGGACCTTGAGATTGATGATCTTGAGATCTTCGAAAATGTCGCCTACATCATGGCCTATCATGCAGATCCGACGATTCCAAAGACCATCGATGAATGGCTGGATCAGTTTGAGATGTTTTCCATTTACCAGGTGCTTCCGGAGATTTTAGAGCTTTGGGGAAGCAATCTGGTAACAGATGTGCAGGCAAAAAAAGACTTGGCAGAAGTGAGCGGGAAATGACCACCCCGCTTTTTCTTCTGCGCTGCACAGAAATCGGAATCTCCGTCCGCGACCTGGATTTGCTTTCTATCGGGCTTGTCCTGGACATCTGGACGGAGAAAGCAAACGATGGTGTGAAATACAAAAGGCTTGCAACGCAGGAAGATTTTGATCGGTTTTAGGAGGTGAGAAGATGCCAAGCAGAATCAAGGGAATAACAGTAGAGATCGGAGGAGACACCACCGGGCTTGAGAAAGCGCTGAAATCAGTGAATTCTACGATCCGAAGTACGCAGTCCTCCCTTCGTGATGTGAACCGGCTTCTTAAGCTTGATCCAAAGAACACGACCCTTCTTACCCAGAAGCAGAAGATGCTTAAAGACGCCATCGGCTCAACCAAGGAAAAACTGGAAAGTCTGAAAGAGGCCCAGGTGCAGGCCAAGCAGCAGCTGGAAAATGGTGATCTTGGTCAGGACAAGTATGATGCCCTGCAAAGAGAAATCGCAGAAACCGAGCAAAAGTTAAAGGGACTAGAAAAAGAATCTCGTAACTTCGGATCGGTCTCTTCCCAGAAGATCGCTGCTACTGGTGAAAAGGTAAAAAGCGTTGGAGAAAAGATGACCGACGCCGGAACTAAAATGACGGTTGGTTTCACAGCTCCTGTGGTCGCTGGTGCGACCGCTGCCGTTAACTCCTACGGAAATGTCGACAAGCAGTTTAACCTGGTCAAGCAGACGATGGGAAGTACAGCAAACTCCGCAGAAGACTTTAAAGGTCTTTGGAATCAGATTGGTGAATCTGCGAAGTCTTCGGTCTTTGGCATGCAGGATGCAGCAGATGCGACGCTGAACTTTGCTCGTCAGGGATTCACGGCGAAACAGGCAACGGACATGCTGACTCCTGCGATGAACCTTGCGGCAGGAACCGGAACGGACCTTTCTGAAGTGACGTCTGGCCTAGGAAATGCAATGAAGATGTTTGGCGCAAATTCATCGGAAGCAGCGTCCTACTCGGATGTCTTAGCAAAGGCGCAGGCTCAGGCAAACACGAATACTTCAGAGCTTTTCCAGTCTATTTCTGTTGCTGGCCCGATTTGCAAAACGGTCGGATGGGACATCCGGGATTTAGCGACCTTAACCGATGTGTTTGGGAATGCCGGTATCTCAGGATCTGAAGGAGCAAACGCCCTGAAGACTGGCCTTGCCCGCCTTGCTTCACCAGCAAAATCTGGAGCAGAGGCGATGGATCAGCTGAAGCTTTCTACCGGGCAGACCTATGCAATCTTTAACGACAACGGGACGCTTAAGGATATGCCGACCGTACTTAAGAACCTTAACTCCGCGTTTTCCGGGCTTTCCGACCAGGAAAAACTGGAGGCCGCGTCAAACATCTTTGGAAAGCAGCAGATGTCCAAGTGGCTAACCTTGATTCAGACTTCTCCTAAAGACGTCAGCTCTCTAAGAAATGCCTTGGACGACGCGGGAGGGTCCGCAGGAAAAATGTCTAAAGCTCTGATGTCTGGCACTGGAGGAACCATCGAGCAGCTTAAGTCTACCTTTGACGTTCTGGTGGTTACCATCGGCCAGCTGATCGCGCCAGTGCTCCAGAGGTTCTTTACGCAGCTGATCTCGATCATGAATGCCATCATGAACATGAATCCGGCGATGCAAAGAATTGTGCTCACCTTGATTGGAGTTGCTGCTGCGATCGGCCCGCTTCTGATCACTATTGGAAAGATCGCAACTGGCGTAGGAACGCTGATGACGCTTGCTCCGAAGATCGTCTCTGCAATTAAGCTGGTCAGGACCGGCATGGCTTCGTTTAATGCGGTGCTTCTTGCAAATCCGATCGCTCTTGTCATTGCAGCAGTAGCACTTCTTGCTGCAACTTTCGTTTATCTATGGAAGACGAACGCGAAGTTTCGTAATGGCATCATCTCAATCTGGAGCAGCATTAAGGCATATACCGCGAAGGTATGGAGCAGCATAAGAAAACTTGCGGTAACCACCTGGGGCGCAATCAAAAGCGCGGTATTATCCCCTGTCCGGGCAATCCGGTCAAGTGTCACGTCTTCCTGGGCAGCACTTCGCTCTACCACAGCTCGTGTCTGGAGCGGCATCAAGTCTGCGATGTTAACCCCGATCAATTCTGCAAGAGACCGGATCCGAGGAATCATTAACTCCATCCGGAGTTTCTTTCCTATGCGGATTGGAAATATCTTTAGTGATCTACGCCTTCCTCACATTCATGTGCAAGGAGGAAAGGCTCCGTTTGGCATCGGTGGAAAAGGATCACTTCCGAAGTTTTCCGTAGACTGGTATGCAAAGGCCATGAAAAACGGAATGATCTTAAACAGCCCGACGATTTTTGGTATGTCTTCAAGCAGCCTTCTTGCTGGCGGCGAAGCGGGATCCGAAACGGTGGTTGGAACGGAGTCCCTAATGAGCATGATCCGCTCCGCCGTGTCTGGCGTAGGAAACGACGTAGCGAACGCGGTACTTACTGCCAACCGGATTGCTTTAAGCGGCGCTTCAAACTCGGATATTCACTTAGATGTTTACCTGTTTAAGAACGGCCCGAAGATGGGTGAAGAGATCGTGCATGCTTATGACACTTACAAGAGGAGGCTCGGATGATTTACAGCGTAATCAAGATAAATGGGACGGAAATCCTGCGCCCTAGTGACTTCTCTCCACAGCGAGAAGACCTTTACGCAGCGGAGATCACAACCTGCACCGGAAAAACCATCGCAGACCGGATCGGCTGGAAATACTCTGATATGACCTTGGAATGGGACATGCTTCCACAAGAGCAACTTGAGGTGCTTTTATCCATGCAGGGAGAATGCACGATTACCTTTACCGATGCAGACGGCATTTCCCATACGGAACGAAGCGTCCGTTCGTCCGCGGTTAGCACAGCGACAAGGTCAACTGGTGCAGATGGAAACCCGGTTTGGAGCGACGTGAAAGTTGAGGTGAGATTCTTAGATGCCCACAATTGATGAAGAAAACAGAAAAGCAATCAGGACGCCGTTTGAGATTCACTGCGGCCTTTCTGGGCGGGATACCAAAGTGGATCTTACCTTCTCCGGTATCACTGGTGCCGTTACCGATTCCAACGCTTCTGAAGCCTTGGATAATGAGCACTGGGACATGCGGAATCTGACCGATCTTTCTGGAGGTGGCTTTCCGTTAGATGGAAGCTGCAGTTTGTATGATCCTTCTTTAACCGGGAGCCTCGAAAATGGGAAACTTGGGCTTCGCTCGAAGCTTGGAGAAACCGTTACAGTCACCGTGAATGCGAAAACCGATATCGCGGCTCTCACTATTGCAGTGACTTCTGATGCAGCAGGAACGATCACGGCAAATGGAACAGACTATGCAGCAGGCCGGATTGTGGTGATCCCAGTTAATGACAAATCCATCACGCTCACAGCTAAAAGCAGCGATGATGCAAGCCGGATTGAGATTGCCTCGATCACTCCTGGGATCACCTTAGAGTTTAACAATGAGAACCTTGTGTCCTGCACGCTTGCCCTGCGGTCGGACCTATCCATTATCAGTCCATCCTGGCAGGTTTCAGAAATTGAGATTCAGGCCTACTGGCCAGACGATATCTCTGAAGCGATCAGTAATGTAGGTGACGACGTCCCGGTTTGGTATTACAGTGGATACGAGGGGGATTATTCCAAAGTCCGCTCTTTCTACTTATCGGAAAAGGCGTCGATGGAAAACAATGTCATTACCATCAAGGGTGAAGACATGAGCGCAAAGCTTGAAGAGAAAAACAATATTTCTCAGGTTCTAAACTCGACGGGTGGAAACGGAAGAAAAACGCTCTATAACCGGTTTATCAAGTTCATCACGGACTCAGGAGTAAAGCTTTCCTCTCGGGAAACTGCTCCAGAAACAAACAGCAATACTTCTTCTTACACATTGATCTTTGATGAGCAGTCTTCTAGAGAGATCGTAGCAGACATCATGAACCTGTCTCATAACGGATCTTTCTGGCCTGTCTTCGTAGATGCCGGGATTCCGTCTGTCACCTGGAGTAAGCCGGTGAAGAAATGGGATATCTACGAAGAAGACTGTGGAGACGTGGTTAGGAGTGTAGAGCGTAACATCGCGAAGATACAAACAGATGCTGACTACGGGCTACTCTCCAAAGCGGTCCGCTCGCAAAAGCTTACTACGCTTGAAACCAAAAGCGTAAAAGCAAATGAAGGCTACTCCCATAATCCGGACGGATACTGGTGGTACCTCACAGTAAGCAATGCGAAGTCCGTACTTGCTACAGCGAACCGCATCGTCTGGACAGCAAAGAAATCCACTGTCTCAAAGAAGGTAAAGGAGAAAACAAAGAAACGTTACAAGACCGGAAAGAAGAAGGGTCAGCCAATCTACAAGACTGTAACAAAGAAACTAAACCAGTGCATCGTGAAGGGAAAGGAAGTCACGCTGGCGAAAGAACAGTCCGCCATCATCCATTCGGGGAAACGTCCTGGAAGCACGGTTTCAGTTGATCCGATTGCGCATGGGAAAATCTACAGCGGCACGACGCTGCTTTACCCAAATTATGCGTATCTGTTTAACCGGTCAAATATCACCGGCTCCTTCACCTTTAAAGGCGATCCAAGGATGCAGCCAAGGGACGTGTTTTCCTTTCACCGCCTAGATGGAAACGTGGAAATCTGCACGATTGAAACGATCACGCTGACGCATGAAAGCGGCGGGACGAAGGCGGAAGTAACCTACCGGAAAGGAATCTGCTGATTATGACATGGATGAAGCCAAAAACTGACTGGTCAGCTGCTGACCGGGTGACCAGCACCGACATGAACCGTATCTGCTCTAACCTCAATCACATCTATCCTGAAGGAAACCTGAAAGACGACTACACGGATAATGATTTCGTGACCATATCGCAGTGGCATCAGATCCTGACTTCCCTTCAGACGATGCTTGCAGTTACTGGCCTCCCCCAGCCTGCCTTAGGTGATGAAATGACGAGCGAGACCTTTAGCCAGGTGGAAGACTTAACGATTGAGATCAGAAACCAGATTCTTTACCTTCTGGATCAGACGAAGGCTTCTTCTTACAGTGGAGATTTGGTTTATGCTGCGGATACGTACGCAGCAGGATACTAAGGAGGTACATAATATGGCTTTTATTGACAGAGTGGTTGAACACCCGGGAAGATTCACGCTTACCAATGCGGATACCGGAGAGGTGCTTGGAACCTTTGACTTTGCCCGTGCGGAAGGAACCGTTACGACAGAAGGTACGCAGCTTAATGCTGCGAATTTGAATCAGGAGATTTCCGATGCCGTTACGCAGGTCACAGAAAGCATCGGAGACTCCATCGATTCCAGGCTCTCTGCTTTTACGATTGATGCGAATCAGAATGTGAGTGTGCGTAACATCCAGAGAGGACGTGTACTGGTCAGCGCAAAGAAAAACAAGGTCGCAACAAAACATGTGAATTTCCCAAAGGCATTCACGACAATTCCCTCCGTCACCATCACGCCAATTTCTTCTGCTCCAAACAAGATCTCTTGCAGCGTGAACAACGTAACAACAAAGGGATTTGATCTTTGCATGTATAGAACCAGTGATACGAATACCGCCTTTGGCTGGATGGCCATGCTGTAAAGGAGAATGTCATGATTGTAAAAACAGAGTTCAATGGGCAGATTTACTATCTTCACTGCGCTTTTTCAGACGATGAAGACGGAACGAACTTTTCTCTAACGGAGTATGATGATGCCCTTATGCGTGGCACTTACCGTGATCAGTTGGAAACAGAATCCACAGATCCGGCAAGGTACAGCTGGAGCTACATCAGTGACGAGAATGAAACTATAGAAGATGCGGATGATATAGAGGAGCGGCTTTCTGAACTGGAAGAGATCTCAGATGACCTTTCTGCAGATTCAATAGCTACGAACGTAGACCTTACTTCAACACAAAGCAACGCCGATACAGAAATTGGAAACGTGAACCTCCTGATTGGGACGAACAAAGGCATGACCGGATGGAGCGCGCCCTCTTCCCTCACCCTTTCCGAAACCAGTGAAAGCATCTACACCGATCTTGACACCATAAATTTTCTAACGATCTCCTGCAATACTTCTGGAAACGTATGGGCAGCCTTCTCTTCTGAAAAACTTCGAAAAATCCTCGCGCAGGAAACGGAAGGAAGCAGCTATACCTTAAGCCTTGATATCCGTCAGTCCAGCATCTTCTCTATTCCAGTAAGTGTCCGCGATGAAGATGGAAGCAACGTTCAGATTACCTTTGATGCAATCGATAATACTTCTGATGATCCGGATAAGGATAACACCGATGCATGGGTGCATGTCTCCTCCACTGCCCTTTCCTTAGGCGTCTCTGAATCCTTGCAGAGTCTATATTTTGACCTAACTCAGATGCCTGAAGGATCGACCATTGATATTGCGAACCTGAAGGTTGAAGAAGGCGCTCTTGCGACGCCATGGAGAGAGTCTCTGGAAGAGATCAACGCCAAAGCAGAGGCCGCAAGCGAAACTGCAGCTGACGCGAAACAGACCGCAGAAGAACTGGATGGATCGGTATCTACTCTTCAGGACGATGTCTATGGAGACAGCGGCATTACAGAGACCATCACCGGGCTTGTTGGAGAGACGAAAGCGGTGACCGATGAAAATGGAGAAGCGGTGTACGATGAGATCACCTATACCGACTCCGACGGGACAACGCACACGGAAAAAGTCGCACGGACGGAGCGCATCCCGGGAAGGCTCGATGTGATCGATGAAAAGGTGCAGGATGCTGCAGGAAAAGCGCAGCAGGCGCTAGATGGTCAGGCTGAGCTTTCTTCCATCAAATCGTCTGCTGAAGAAGCAAAAGAGATTTTAAAAGAATGGGCGCTGGGCGATGGCTCAGGAAATATCGACGGCTCTAAAATTGCCAAAGGAACGATCACCTCAGAAAAGATCGCTGCAGGAGCTCTTCTCATTTCCAACTTTTCACAGGAAGCTTTAACGCTCATCCATGAACCTCTGAAGTACATCCGGTCAGCTGCCGTAGATGGGGAGCTTGTGATTGAGATTGGTGAAGAAGGATCACCCTACAAGGTCACCATCTCGAAAAAAGGAATGCATCTTTACGCAAACGGAACTGCAGCCGCATATTTTACTACAGATACGATGAAGATTACGAAAGCAAGAATCCTTCAGTCGATCCGCTTTGGAGCAGAAAACGATGGGAAGGATGACTTTGCTTTTGTCCCGCAGCCAAATGGAAACCTGTCCTTCAAATTACTCGAAGATACGGAGGAATAAGAAATGCCAGTAAGCATTACAGCATCGATTACAGAAAACAGCATCTCGGTGGATAACAACTCATCCAGTGTGACGGTCAAAGTAAAAGCATCTTGGACCAGTGGCTCTTTTGATCATAACCCGCCAAAGCTCACCGTTACCATTGACGGCGTGAAATACACGAAAAGCGTCAGCTTAAACCCCAATAACACAACCAGCGGAAGAGGGTGTAAAATTAAGTGTGTAAGTTACCGGTAACTAATTTCAAACATGTAACTTACGCACTTTATCTTTTTCATAGAGTGCGGTATTGTAGAAAGGAATAATTGAAAGGATGAATACAGCACCT